AGGGTGGTTATATTGATGGGGATAAAATAAGATTTCGTAATGGTTTTCCAGAAAAGTTTGGTGGATGGTCTAAACATAACACTAATACATATTTAGGTTCAGCAAGAAGGCTACATAATTGGGTTGCTTTAGATGGCTCTGATTTTTTAGGCATAGGCACTCATCTTAAATACTATATTGAAGAAGGCGGACAATTTAATGATATCACTCCAGAAAAAGATCCTACTGCGGCTGGTGACATAACTTTCGCCGCCACTAATGGTTCAACAACGATTACTGTTACAGATGCAGCACATGGGGCAAACGTAAATGATTTCGTTACCTTTTCTGGAGCAGCAAGTTTAGGAGGATTAATTACAACTAATGTCTTAAATAAAGAATATCAAATTACGGCTATTATAAGCTCTAATTCTTATACAATTACTTCAAGTGTTGCAGCTAATTCATCTGATACTGGTAATGGTGGATCAAATGTAGTAGGTACTTATCAAATAAATACTGGTCTTGATGCTACGGTTGGTGGTACAGGATGGGGTGCTGGTCAATGGAGTGGTACGACTGACGGAGCATTAGCTACTCAACTTAACGAAGCTTTAGATGCAAGTGAAACTGGTATTGATGTTGATGACGAAACAGGAATAACTGACGCAGGAGATGTTATTTTAGTAGATAACGAATTAATGTTAGTTTCTCCAACTACTGATGATAATACTTTGACTGTGACTCGTGGACATAGTGGCACAACTGCAACCACACATGCAGATAATACTCTTGTAAGATTAGTAAAAGGAAATGCAGATTCTGCAAATGATTTTGTAGGGTGGGGACTTGCAGCATCAATCACGGCTCCTGGAGCAGAAATAAGAACATGGTCACATGACAATTTTGGCGAAGATTTAATTTTAAACCCAAGAGATGGTGCAATATATTATTGGGATAAATCAACTGGGTTTGGTGTTCGTGCAAAAGAACTAAGTGTTTCACCTGTTTTTTCTACTCGAACAAGTGTTCCTACCATAGCTAAACAAGTTTTAGTGTCTGACCAAGATCGCCATGTTATTGCTTTTGGGTGTGATGGATTAGGTGCAACATCTACAACCGCACAAGGAAACGGAATACAAGACCCACTATTAATACGTTTTAGTTCTCAAGAAAACCCAGTTGATTTTTTCCCTACTGCAACAAACACAGCTGGAGATTTAAGATTAGGTGGAGGTTCTACTTTTGTTCAAGCTGTAGAAACAAAACAACAAATACTAGTGTTTACAAATAAAACATTACACTCTATGAAATTTATTG